CTTTTCTTAAAAATCCTAAATATCTAAAATCTTCTTTGTCACCATTAACTGGTACTATTATACTTAAATCACATAGAGCTAGTGATGGTCTATTACCTGGTATTTTTAAACCATATGTCCTTGCTATATTATAAAGTGAACTTCTTTGTTGTGCATATTGTAAAACAGTTTCTTGTAGTGTTCTATCAATATTATAGTGTAGGTTATCCGCTATCGCAGCATTTAAATCCAAAAATAAAGAATATATGGATGCATCACTTGTATCTTGGATTAGGTCTGGATAATAGGTTTTAGTTAGACGAATTAATTCGTTTTTTAACCCTATAAAATCTCTTTCTGTATAATTTAATTTTTTAGTCGCCATATTATAAGTTTAAGACTATTACGTCACTACTTTCAAATACATTATCTTTAATAGTGTATTCTACTGTTATTTTTGCTGTATATTCTTCCGTCCCATCTCCTGCCACAGAAGCTATTCTATCGTCTATCTGAGAAGTTATAACGTTTGTTTCATCATTAACCTCTTCTAACCTAGCGTCACTCATACTTTGTATTTTAAAGTCGTTAATGATAACATTAGGAATATACTTTGCTACCACATCACTTAATTCAGATTGTATGGATTCAAAAGTTAAACTATCTAAAGGTTCAAATACAAATTCATATAATCTAGTGCCAAAATCAGGTAAAAAGAATCTACTTCCTTTTTTTGTTAGTAAAAGATGAATTAAATTAGCTCTTATTTCCTCTCTAGGTGTAGCAGTAGTTTGTAGGAAAAAACCACTAGGGCTGTCACCAAATGGAAACGCTATACCATATCTTTCTTTTGTTAGCTTCATATCATTAATAAATATTACCGCTCTACTTTTGCAAACATCTGTTCCATAATACTTTCTATAGCACCTATAACAGCATACTGGTCATCACCCCATTGAGACTTGTGTTTAACTATAATTTTTTCTATGCACTCCTTTAAATCGTCAGCCAATAAATCCCATTTATCTGGTTGATAATCCCATTGCTCTCTTAATATTTTTTTAATTAGTGGTTTCATTTATTATAAATATTACTTAGGGGTGAATTAAATGTTTTTAACTTTTAAGTCTTCTCTTAATTCTTTGGATGTTTTTTGGTGTGGTGGCCAATATGGACAATGTCTACACCCACTCCCACAACAACTACCTCTACGAATATGGTAATCTTCAGTCATTACCATTAGCCCTTCCTTAGTAACATAAAAATCTTTTGGTTTAAATTTTGTTTGTTCTTGGCGATACAACTCTGTTATCCAATCATCTTTTCTTATCATTTTCCACTGCTTTTTCTTGGTGTCCACAGTGTGGACATGTTATTTTTTTATTATATTTTAAATTTTCAGTATTGTTTAAAGACAACAAATGGTAGTCAGCTATTGACCACCATTTATTACAAATACCACAATTAAAATGGTACAAAATTTCTTTAGATACTCTATGCTTCATCAAGCTCTTTTTCTTTTTCTATAGTTTTTAAATCTATATCAATTTCACAACTTCCCCCTGCACATGCTAATTCTCCTGATAAATCTGTATTATCATCTAACTCAACAACATTAGATAAATTCACATCTTTTAATGACTTCATCATTTCATTATATTTTTCTTCAGTAATGTCTTCAAAAGGAGCTTGAGTGTATGTACCTCCATTATATGGTAATACTGAAAGTCCATTATAATATTTTCTATTTTCCCACATCCATTGACCTGCTGATAACCACTCCTCTTCTTTTAATGAAATAGTAGCAGAAACATTATGAGAATTAGAACCTTTTCTATGCCCAGAATTAACCCATTCTGTTGCAACTTTTTTAACTCTCTCTAATAAATCAAATGGTGACTCTGTTCTCATTATTGAACCTTTAGGTGCTTTTTGTGGTATACTAATTACAGCGGTATCATGTGGTCTAAAGTACTCGTCTTCAACTAACTCTGGGTGTGTATTTTTAAGATATTGGTAAATCGCTTCATTTTTACCTACACGTAATCTTCTAATATAAAAATCATTATGCCATGCATGAATACCTGATGATGTTCCTAATGTTAAAGAAGTTGTTCCAGCTGGCTTAACTGTTGTTGTTCTTGCCGCTTGATTAATTCCTAATAATTTAGAAACTCTTGTATTTTCTCGTTTTACTAAACTTGCCGCTTTTTTCATATCATAGTTAAGTACTTTACCAGAACCAATACCTGTCATACTAACACCGATTAGTGCGTCTTTTTCAGTTGTTTCTCTCCATACATCTCTTAAATAATGAAAAGCGGTATACCCTGCTTGTAATGTCCCAATAAATGCAGCAGCTTTAACTCTAATGTTTAAATCTTCTTGTGATTCAATATTTGAAACATTTACTTCACATAAATTACAGAACTGGTACGGGCGTAGTGCAATTTCACAACAAGGATTAGTTCCCCAGTCTTTATCGTTGTTAAAATAAATTCCTGGTTCTCCTGCTCCTGATAGTTCTACACGTTTCCATATTTCATCAAAAAATTCTTTAGTGATTTTATGTCTCATTAGTACAGCTGAATTATTAGCTCTTCCTCTTTGTGGGTTGAGTTCCCACCAATTACCGGCTTTACACCCAATCATAGCATCGTCATCAGCACTAAACAAACTAATAAGAGCTGCTCTACGTATACCTCCGGCAAGTACAGCATCCGCGATGTGACAGACGATATCATGTACTTCAATAGTTGTAAGTTGTTCTCCATTTTCTTTTTGATTTAATAAACCTTCTATTTTTACTAAACATTCTTTTAGTGGTTGAGGTCCTGGTGCCTTACCTCCAGAAGTTATTAATCTAGCACCTTTTGGTCTAATATCTGAATAGTCAAATTCTACTCTACTTCCTCCACCATTCATATAAGATTTCATAAGAACTTTAACTGAGTCTGCCCAACCTTCGATTGAGTCTCCAATTAAAAATCTCCTTTTTCTTTTTGGGTATGGTTTTTGAATCACTGGAAGTTGATTTACATGGTGTCTTTGTACAGAATAACCAACACCAGTACCACCTAATAATAAAAACATACATTCAGCAAAAGAATCTATGTGGTCAATTGGCATATACGCACAATTATAAATTCTATTAGGGCTTATTTCAATTGGTTTGCCCCCAAATTGCATGGACCTCATTGATGGTAAAACTTTTTTATCATATACAAGTTTGTATTTTTCATTTATATCATCTTTTAAATGAGGATATTTTTTAATGTGCATATTTTTATTTCGTGTGACTAATTCTTCCCAAGTCTCTCTTCTGTTTAATTCCGGGATATACTTCGCATATTTCATATACACAGTAATATCAGAAAGTATTTTGTTTGAAATCTCCATATTTTTACTTTTATAATGTTTAATTTATTGTTTTAATATTTTTTGTCTCCTTTCAAGAGCACTTAGAACTCTTTGGCGATTCCTCTCCGTTTTATCCTCCTCAAACCCTAAGAACGTTTGGGATTGTTGTGTGTCTATTTCTAAGGTGGAATTATCAAATTTACAATTTTCAAATATGACCCCATCCTTCCCTAGTCGGGATTTTGTTATAGCTATTGTCGCTAGACCTAATTCTTTTTGTTGTAATGTTTTTGCTACTGAAATTATGACATGTCCTACCTGGGCTTTCTTTATAGAACCCCCCATTTGGTCTGTAGTTACAACTTCAGACGAAATAGAGGACCTATTACCTTGTGTAGCAGTCCACCCTACTAAATCCAATTCGTGACACATAGCTTCAAATTTTCTCATTACAGAACCTTCACCTTTCCATTCGTCATTAAAACTCCTGTCAGGTATAACACAGTCTATATAATCTAATACAACAACATCAATATTATTACCTTCTGATGTGATTTTTCTAATTTGGTTTTTAATTTGAGTCATCGTATTTTCATCTGATGGTAATTTTTTTAGAATCATTTTACCACCATTTTTCTTCATTTCATCAGCTTTACTTAATACTTCTTCTTTATTACTAGAAAGTTCGTCAGGGGATATTCCCGTCCAACATGTAAAATGCTTTCTTTGTATAATTTTAGGATTGTCTTCAAAAAATATCTGTAAAACATTATAACCCATATTAAAAGCTGTATTTGCAAACCTAGTTAACATTGTGGTCTTACCTACACCTGTAGGTGCGAGTATTACCCCAATCTCTCCTTTTGCAAGACCACCATTTAATAAATTGTCGATTCCATCAAGTCCTGTGGGAACTGGATGTCTAAAATCATCCTTTAATACTTCTTCTAAATTGTGAAAAACTTCAAAATTACCAGTATCACCGTCCCCTATTTGAATAGCCTCTCTAATGTATTCTTCACATTTATCATAACTTTCAAATTCCCCTTTTTCCATAATGTTCTCAACTTTACGAATAGCTTTTTTTAGTTCTTGTTGTTTACAAAATTTAATAGATTTTTCTTTTATAAAAAGGTGGTCTTTAAAAGATGCATCCTTAACTTCTTTTAAAATATCAAAAATATATTTTCGTGCCATTTCTGAACTTATCTCTAAAGTTGTAAGTTGTTCTAGACCTTCAAAAGTTGGTGTGCTCTGATATTTCTCATAATACTCTTTTATTAATTGCATAATTAACTTGAAGTATTGATTATCAAAATATTTTGCTTGTATGACATCGATTATTGATTGAGAAAAAGATTTATCAGTTATGATTAAATTCATTAATTTTAACTGAAAATTATATCCTAAGTACCCAAAATTTGTAGTTTCATTCATCCTTTTTTCTTTATAAATAAATACATGATTTATGTTGTTAAAGTACTTTATCTAGGTACTTACCTGTTATTTTTTTCTGTGACAAAACGTCAGATAGACCATTTAAAAAATAAGAAATTTGTGGTCTTACATCTACCGAATATCTAACTCTTGGGGGATAGAGATTGGCAGGGAAGATTCTTGTCATTAATTTAGTATCTCCTTTATTAATGGTTATCGTAAAATTTTCTTTTTCTTCAGGAAATTTTGACACATCATCAGTAAAAAATTCTGTAATAATATCAGTAGTTTTTTCTTTTAATCTATCTTCTATGGTATGATAAATCTCTTTTACAAACCAGTAAAAATCCATAGATTTTACGGCTTTTGGATTAAAATTTTTAACATTGAAATATCTTTGACAAATAATGTTATTATCAATCTTAAGTAGAAATTCAAATTTTTGTTGGTCTTTATTTTCTTTTTTCATGAGTTTTTAAATTTATTTTTTTCTATACGTGTTAATACTATGAATGGTGTAACGAATTTTAAAAATGCATCATCAGATTTTCCTAACAATTTAAATAATCCATCTTCCATCATCATTCTTAATAAATTTTTGTAAGACCTATCTTCAGGGTCTATAGTTTCTTTTATTATGTCTAAAATTTCATTTTGTGAATTTTCATCTAATAAAGTTTTACTTAAATCTATTAAATTTTTATTTCTTTCAAAGAAAGAGTCACCTAACTCTCCTTCTATGGTAATCCCTTTTACCAAATTTTTTACCCTAAAATTAGGTGTGGTTTTGTTATAATTTTCTTTTAGTGTTTTTAAAAAGTTTTCTAGTGTAATAACTTCCTTCTGAACTTCTGGAAAATTATTTATTACTGTTTTAACCCCAACACCTTTGATTCCTTTAATACCGTCAGACGAATCACCACATATAATCTTTAAAAGTTTAATGTTTTCTATTGGTATTAAAAAGCCTTCATATTTAATTTTTTCACCTTTAACTATTAATTTGTCTCTGTTAAATAATTTTACACTTACCTTATCAGATACTAATTGTAGTAAATCTCTGTCATTAGTTAAAATTGTTACATTTTCTTTTTTTACATTATGACAATAAAATGCGATAGCATCGTCTGCTTCATAGTTATTAAATGAAGTTTGTCTTATAAAAATTTCTTCTAAGTATTGTTGGAGTCTTTGTTTTTGACTATAGAACGAGTTTTGGTGTTCTTTATCTCTAAAATTAGATTTTCTTCTAATTTTATAATTTTCATATATTTTTCTACGTGACGTGTAGTTTTTTTCTCCATCCCAAAATACAACCACTTTTTCATAGTGATTGTGGTCTATTTCTATTCTTATTTTATTTAAAAAATGAAATACACCACCTATATGATTATCTCCGTAGGATAAATTTTTAAGTCCGTGAAATCCTAGTTTAAGTAAGGCGTTACCATCAACTATTAATGTATTGGTCACTGTTATTTGTTTTATGGTTCAACACTATTCTACTATCTCTAACAACTCTACTTCGAATTTTAAATCTTTCCCCGCTAAAGGATGATTCATATCTAAAGTAATTTCTTTTTCATCTACACCTACAATTTTTGCTAAAGCAGGTTTACCACTTTTAGTTTTTCCTTGTATAACTTCATCAATAATCAATTTAAAGTCTGGTGGGAACTGGTCTCTACCAACTTTAATTCTAGCCTCTTTGTTTACTGGTCCATAAGCTAATTGTGATGTGATTTCTATTGTTTTTGTTTCACCAATTTCCATACCCGTAACCCCCTGTTCAAATCCTGGTATCATTGAACCTTCTCCGATTACAAATTCTAAAGCTTTTTCTCTTTTTCTTGAATTGTCAAATTCACTACCATCAGTTAATGTACCTATATAATGAACTTTTACTTTGTTTCCTGTTTTTACTTTACTCATTGTCTTTTTCTATTTTTAAGTCGAATTCACCACCTACGCCTAATTGTTCAGACCAAAAAGCGGCATATTCTTGTTTATATTTTTCTATTGATTTTTTTTCTTCAGTTGTTTCTCGTCCAGCTAAAAATCCATGAGGTGCTATCAATATCTTACCATCCTCATAACCTAAACCATTAACATGGTTTTTCATGATTGTAATTTTAGTACGGGTCGCAAATTTAACTTTTCTTTTTTCTTTAACAGCTGAAATATTTGTTGTTCCAGCGTTTTTTTGATTACCAAATCTAAAAACTAAGGTAGAATTTAACCATAGAGCTTCACCTCCTTTAGCTTTAATTTTTGGTTGACCAAAAGGATTATCTGGTAGTTCAACCCAGGGTTGATTAACCACTACCAAAGTATTTGTGTACTTTGAACCTTCTCTTCTTGATTTCCCAATTCTTTGGTTGATTCCCATCCCTATCTTATCAGCTAAAACAGCTGCATTATGCATTTTACCACCTTTACCATCGAAAGTCATTTTACAAGGAATAGAACCTACAGAGTCCCATAAGAAAAGTAAATCATAATCTATTTCACCCTTATCCTGTGCATCCATTAAAGTATTAATATAGTCGGTAATTTCTTCTATGTATTCAAAATTATTATTGAATAGGAAAAAACCATCCCAATCTATTTCTCCTGTATCCTCATCTACAACTTCTTCACATTCAAACCCTAACATTCTTGCATGTTTAAAGTCCCATTTTTGTTCAGTTATAATAAGTACTGGTAAAATTTTCTTCTGTTGAGCTGCTACTGCTGTTTTTACTAATGCAGTTGTTTTACCTGTGTCGGAATGTCCTAAAAACATTTGTAAATGCCCCATCGCTGGTCCAGGTATCCCTGTAGCGTCTAAAAAGGCTTCACCTAAATCAAAAAACCTATCTGGTTTAAACTTAGCCTTTTTAGAGTACTTAGATTTTATATCTGCAAAACTTCTTTTTTTTAGTCCCATATCTTTTTATTTAAAATGGTAAATCTTCGTCTTGTTTGTCGTTTGTTTGTGGGTCTACAAAAGTAGAATTAGAACCACCTACGGTAGTTGTACTTTCTGTTTTGTTACTAGGGTCGTTATATGTGTATTTTTTTAACTCATTATCCCATACAGGTTCAACTCCTTTAGCGATAGCTTCTAAATATTCTACTGGTTTTTGTGAGTAAACATCTTTCCAAGTAGAGTCATTAGATAACCATTCTTTAGCTTGTGTTTCATTTTCACTTAATTTACCTGGGTCTTCATACATTACAGATGATATTGTTGTGTATTCACCTCTACCACCTGGTAATGGTACCGCTTGTAAAATAAGGATTAAATCTCTACCCTCTTCAGGGTTAGTAATATCCCCTTTATTTTTCCAAATAGGAATAATTTTATCTATAGGGCCGTCTCCTTTCCAATTATGTTTAAATCTCCAAAATTTAACACCATCTTCTTCTGCGTCTCTATCAATTACTTTTACAATATAAAATTTTTGTGAACGATATTGTCTAGCTAATTCTTTAGATTGTTCATCACCTGCTAATCTTAAAGCTTCTTCTACTTCATTTAAAGGACTTCTTTCCCCGGTTGGTTTACCTGTAGAGTCTTTTCCTGGGTCATAGATTTTCATCCATTTTCCTTGTACTTGGGTATTGTGGAAATATACTTCCTGAAATGGTGAACCACCATCTTTAGTTGGTAAAATTCTAATTCTTCTTTCTCCTGATTTAACCCCTTTAGGTAAAGCTAAGGAAAGATATTGTTTTAATCTCTCTTCTTGTGACATTCTTGGTGTTGAAGAAGACTGCTTGTTTTTTTCGTACTGTGCTAATACTGCATCTAAACTTGACATCATAATAATATTTTTTTTTTAATTTTAAATTGTTTTTATCCTCTATAAAAATAACAAAAAGATTCAGGTAGTCAATTATTTTAAATTAATTTTTAATGAAAAAAAAAAGCCCTAATGGGCTTTTAAAATACCTATACAAAGATATTACTAATCAACGTTAAAACTTTGTTTAATATCAGATTGGTTGTAATTTTCTAAATCTTTCCCGGTTAAAACATACTCATCTTTTCCCGACTTTTCAAATCTATCTTCGTTATCTTGATAAAAATCTACAAGACTTTGACTAAAAGGTCCTGAATCATATTTTCTTGCCTCTAACTTTTCTTCTTGTGTTTTAGGTCGAATTTTTTCTATTTTTTGTTCTAACTTCTCAATTTGAGTTACCATAGTGTCCATACTTCCTAGTTGATTTTCTAAATCTTCTAGTTTGTTTAAAAGTGAATCGAGTTGTTCTGTATTCTTAGAAAGAATGTCTTTATCTGCTTTTACATCTTTTTTGATTTCTTCTTGTCCCGTTACTAAATCTGTCACATCTATTTCTGTACCATCTGTAGTATCTAGTTCAGTTTCTGTATCTATAACTTCTTCCTCACCCCCTTCTTCTTCAGCTTCTAAATCTTCTTCACCAGTTTCTTCTTCTCCAGGTAATTCTTCTGCAGCAGCTTCTGGGTCAGCTGGAATGTCCACCACTTCCTCTTCTTCTTGTTCTCCTAATTCTTGTTGTCTCTTAACGAATTGACTAATTCTTGGGGATGGTCCTTGAACATCTACAAATCCTGAACCACCATTAACGGAGCCCAAAACTTGTTCATTTAAATTATTAGCGTTATTACCAATTTGTTTAAATCTTTCTAATTCTTCTTTTAACTTTTGTTCTATACTAGCCATTAAGTAATTGTTTTACATCTCCATTAGGTGATTCTACATTTATTTTTCTATTAACAGCATGTTGGTTTTCTACTCTCTCTATTAAACCATCTCTAGTTCTCACAGTGTAACAAATACCAGTATCCAAATCACATACTTCGTTAGATTCTGCATTAGAATTAACTTGTTTTAAGTTTGTATTCTTACCTAAAAAATTATCTAGTTTGTTTTTTATATCATTTCTAACCATAACGCGTTTTTTTTAATAAATATCTTTATAATATAAAACCACCTATCAATACTATTCTTCTTGTATTAAATTTAATGGATTTATTATTTCTTTTACTATTTGTTTATCATTATTCACCACTAATCTATTTACCTCATAGTGTAAATGAGGTGCTGTAGAACTACCAGTATTACCTAATATACCTAAAACTGCTCCTATCTGAACCGTGTCACCTTCATTCCATTGTGACGATATTTCTTTAAGATTAGCATATATAGTTTGGTATTGGTGTACTGTTCCTTCAGTTAAATAGTTACTATCACCTAAGTTAACTGTTTGTCTCGCTATCACTATATGGTTACCGTATCCGTCACCACATGAAGTGTTACCAATAACACAACCTCTAACAACTTTAGTTACTATACCTGTAAAGGATGCAAATATTGATATTGGTTCATTTTGGAACTCTGTTTTAGGTGTTAGGTCTAACCCTTGGTGTATACGATTTGTAGTACCTTCTTGCGAATTATCATCAGTAGGACTAGGGGTGTCTACCATATCCATATTAGTAGGTGGTTGGAAATTAAATGGTATATCACTTAAAGTGACATCGTTATTATAATATCCGTTTTCTCCTTCTACCAAAGCTTTTTGTTCTTCGGTTAAATCAAATGGGTCTAACCTAACTTGTTCTACCGGTTCTATTTCAATTTCTTCTGAAATTTTTGATAATAGATTTTCTTGTATTTTCATAACCAAATCTGTGACTTTTGGTAAACTCGGTATTGGTATTCTAATTCCGGAAAAACTAGTTTTTATATCGTTAGGGGTTACATTGTGCTCTACACTTGTTATAAGATAAGGACCATTAAACATAGGTAGGTATCTTAGTTGAAAATAAACAGTTGGTTGGATAAGCATGTTACCCATACAGGTTACATTACATTTATAAGAACGAGTTTTATATAAATTAAATAAGTTTATCGCGTTAGTAGATATTTCCCTACCTGAAGCTTGTTTACCTAAGTCTTCAATGACTCTAAACCCCTCACTTGTATCTTTATACTCTGCTTGGTCTAAACTTACAGATTCAAATATGTTTTGGTTGGGTACACCAAAATCTACCGCAAAAGCCATGACATTATTACTTTTATGTTCAGTCCCTGCCTGGGGTAATGGTCTGGTAGCTAAAGGGTTATTTGCTACACCACCCATATTAAACGAATCATTAGGGAATCTGTTAGTTTCTGTTTTTATATTTAATTTTGTTGATGGTGGACCAATATATTGACATAGGAAAGTCGGTGCGGAGTCTTGGTAGTCTACCTCTAAAAAGGTACCAAACATAGTATTACCTTGATTGGTGGCTCCACCACCATCTTTACCTACACCATAAAAATTAACATAAGAAGGTAGAGGTAAAAAATTAAAAAAGTTTTTACTTAATATATAACTTATAAAATCAGCTAGACTTTGACTAGTCCCAACTTCCGCATTATTGTTAAAAGGATTATCCAGTTGTTGAAAAAGAAATATATCTAGTATAGCTTCATCACCTATGTCCGCGTTTGTCCTATCTAAAAATAAAAATTGTTCAAATAGTGTTTTTGCTGGGGGTAACGTATCTGAGTCTCCCGAAATCCATTTATCATTCATTGTTTTAAAAACCTGATAAAGTTCTAGTTTAAGATTATCCGCTACAATATCGGGTCTAACATCATCTCTAGTATTTTCTAAAATAACATCTGCAGCATCTACTTTTTTAAGTTCTCTTACGACTTCATTAATGAAGTCAGTCACATTATTATTTTCAAATTTTTCTATAATATTTTTAATATGTTCTTTAAAACCACCAGTTGTACCACCATTTACCCTATAAAGTCTATAATGTTTAATAAGTGGTGCAAAACCCTCTATAGTCGCAGGGTTAGCTTCTATATTTTGTGATTTAAAAAATTCATAAACAAAACTATTTGTAGAACCTAAACTATCTAAATCCACACTACCAATCCACTGCTGGAAAAATTGGTATAGGATGGTTCCTGTAAAAACTCCTATGGCCACATCTGGAGGTAAATTGTCTGTGTAGGGCCCTGGTCTATTATCATTTTTAAAGGTTACTCCTTCTAGAGTAATTTCTTCACCTTTTGTGTCACCTAAAATTAAAGATTTCATTAGTTGTAGGGTTGATATCTCACCCCCTTCATAATTAGATACAATATCTAATCCACTTGCGGAACCTTGTTTGTATAATACATTTTGATTCAAAAAAGTAGAAACATAATTTACAAAGTTTTCATACTGAGCTTTTGCTAATTTTTTAGTCAACGGTTCATCGGGTGCTGTGGATAAATCAATTTTATCAACATAAAATAATTTTTGTAAAAGTTGTTTAAATGATTTATATTGTCCATTTATAACACTTGTATCTGGATTAGTGGAAGAGGCAAAGTTTTTAAATATTTCCATAAATGCATTAAGCACTTGTGTTGGGAAGACACTCATTAGTCCTTCAGCACTAGTATAGTCCTGAGCATTTTCTAGTAATTGCCACGCATCTTGTTCATCCTTACTTTTATTTATTTTTTTATGATAATGTAATGGAGGAGGTATACTGTTATTAGCTTCAAAATACCCATAACCTGCTCCCGCCCATAAAGACCTAACATTACCATTGTGTAAATTATTATTCCCGATAAAGGTAGTGGTCTGACTTTGTATGTCCGACTGCACTAAACCTCCTGTAGATGGGTAAAGTATATAATAATTAGATGGTATTTCTTGATTTGTACTTTCTAATCCTAAGGCTCCTACATTTGCAGAATCCATCCAACTAGACCAAAATTTAACATCAATGTTATTACCTGTAAAAGTTAAATTAGTTTCTGGTGTAAAACTAGGAGGAACTATAAAATTATTTAAAAGGTTTTGGTCTACAATATTACCTGGAGTGGTTAGTATTTCTTTCCCCGTAACTATTTTATGTACCGCCTGGACCATTCTTGGGTAAACCCCCACTTCTACTCTTAGGTTTGGTGAATTAGCTACGATAAAATTACTTGTCCCTACCGGGTAGTTTTGGTATTGGTACGCTAGACCGTTAACATCGTCGGTATAAATGTAATCTGGTCCTGTACCTCCTTGTGATGGTATATTACCAACATTTCCCCAAATATCCGTTAAAGGGTCTGTACCAGTATCTATTCTCGTACTATGTCTCCACCAGATAGACCCTATTTTTAATACTAAAGCTAAAGGTAGAGTGTGGTGTGAAGCTAATTCTTTAATTAAGGAACAAGTATACCCACCATATTGGTTTTTATTATCAAAACTTTCTATTATTTTTTCTAATGGTGATGTTAGTGGAAGTGAATTTAAAAATAGATATAAAGGTAATTCGTAATTATCTGTGTCACCAGCTACAATTAGTGAGTTAGCGAAATAAGGTGTGTTCATCATAGAGACAACCGTTTCTTCCTCTACATCAACCCCATCTAGTAATTGTTGTCTTAGTATATCTTCTATTTTTGGTTGGTATACATTTATAGACCATTGTTCAGTATTGTCTGGGTTTACATTAGGTAGTATTCCTTGTAATGTCTCATTTTCTTCTTTTAATGAAATAACTGATTGTGCGTTTCTATCCCAGTTTAAATTACTAAAAAAATATTTAGGATTAGCTGTTGAATAACATTTGGAGTCCGCGTTGATTGTTAATTTACTAATATCATGTAGACCTATATTAGTTAGTGCATTACCGTTAGCCATGTTTTCTTTTAACCATGCTTGGTTGGTTGTAAAGTTAAATGGTAGGTTTGAGAATACTCCATCTAATTTGTCAGATATAGGGATGTTTAAAACCTTAGCAAATGTTTCATCTTTTGCGGTGGAAACAAAAAGTAAATTTTCAGGAAAAACACCAAAATTAGTGCCTATTATATTATTACCAACAATAGGTCTATTATTTATAGTACCTGTATTGATTCCACCTAACTGAAAGTTTACCCATTTATTTTCAGTATCAATTTTTAATTTTTCTAATATATCGGTATACGTTTTACCAGAACCTTCATTAAAAAATTGTTGTAATTCACTATCTAAAGCTAGTGCCATAGAAAAGTTTTTAGCCTCATATTTCGCTAATTCTAATGTAGCGTCTTTAATACGTGATTGTGGTGATAAGGTATTTAAATAAGAATATGAAAGATTATATGACAAATCATTAGCTCTATCTATAAGTTCCCATAAATTTACATTTGCTGTACTAATTTCATTACCATATGGGACATTTGTAAATGGAAATTCTCTTACTGATAATGGTATATAATTTAAAACTTCACTTTCATTTGTATAAGCGGTATCTAAATCCGTTACTCTAAAATTTATAGTTCTAGCATATTCTTCTACAAAATATACTTCAGGCCATAAGACAATATCTTGTGCGTTAGTGGTGGAAAGATTTGAGGTTGAGCCTAGGTAAGATAACTCGTATTGTGTTTGGCCGTCCACTTCTTTTTCTAAATAATATTCGGGCCATGGATATACGTCGGTTTCACCAGGTTTAATATCTATAGTACCACTTACAGCTTCCAATCTTTTAGATTCATTTCTTTTTTCGTAAGCTTCTCTATGAACTTTATCTAGTAATAATAGATAGGTATCTGCACCCGCTATTATCACACTCATTAAATTTCTTATTGTGGGTTTAAACCCTAAAGTTTGTATAAAAATTGTATTTAACTTTGATGTTGCTTCTTCTTGTAGTACATTGAATTTATCTTCAAATTCTTTTTGTAGTTTTTTCCATTCGAATAAAAATGTTTTAGGTTGTGTGTCTAGGACATACCACCCTTCCTGTGAAATTTCATCAGTGTATTGGTCTGCTCTTTGGTCTTCTACTCTAAACCTTTCGTGTACATCTATACTTGCTACTCCACCAGAACCAAAAGTGAAATTATCTTCTAAACTTTTTACAAAACCTTCAAAACGTTTTTTTAATCTTTCTTCAGAAATAGTAATATATTCCTCACTATCTACATTTATTCTCCTTGCTAAAGCTACTTTAGTATCCCCAGTTCCGGTACCTTCGACCGACCAAGTTTTTTGTAATGAATCATCTAAATATGTATTTTTCCAACCTTTAGCTCCGAATATAGATTGATAGAATAGGTTTAATGTATCACTATATTTTTTCTTATCATCTAAAAATCTTAGGTCTACTTTGGAAAAGTTTTCTGATAGTTCTTTTTCAAAATTTTTAATTTTTTCTATGAGTTCCCAGATAGTTAAGTGAGGCATATTTTTAGGAATCAGTAGTCTATCTTTATATCTTTTATATATACTATCCATTACCTGTCTACCAATCCCACTATTAGCATTTACACTTTCTAGATAACTTGTATCTCCTTCTGCAGAATCTTTAAATATTTCTTGTTGTTGTTCTACAGTTAATTTATTACCTTCCACATCTACTACAGGGTACATATACGGAGCCACCATACATTCTTGCATAGTAATATCTCTTAAAATTGCTATGTGGTTACCAATAAAATCACACTGGACTAAATAATCACCGGTAGACGGTTCAAATCTTGCGTTAAATTTTAGAAGAGCTAATCTATATTGTACCGCTTTACCATAATAACCTTTAAGTGTTAACTCAAATTGAGGGTAGGGTAAATGAAAGAAGGCTGTGTAAGGTGTGTTTACGTCACCTTGTGAAAATAAAGTTTCACCCCTAATATCTGTAAAATTTATACTGACCATAGGTGTAAAATCTGCACCAAATTTTATAGAAATACTATTCATTCCAAATCCTTGGAAGTCTAAGGAGTTTTCTATTTTTTTAGTAAACTCGCCAGTTTGTTGGAAATTTTCGGTTGGGACTTGGGTTTGTTTGTTAATACTCGAGTCGGTAAACACATCGGTCCAATCAGTATCAAAATGTGTTTTGTTTTGTGGGTTTAAAAAGTCTATAGCTCCATCAAATAAATCTACAACTACTTCTGCTGACCCACCCACAACTAATTTACTTCTAGGTACTAATCTTGCTTTTAAATTAGCGTATATAATAAGATTCTCGTGGTCTACCAATCTTTCTTGTTGATTCCCGTTATCGTCTTCTATTGAGTTTGGGTCTACTAGGACAAGATTATTAGCCACAGGATTAACAAAAATATCACCCTTTGCCATAATATAAAAAATGTTTATCTAATTCAGTTTTATAACTTTCTAATGAGGACCTTAAAGGAAAAGGTACCCTTAATATACTACCATCAGGAATAGACCATTCATTTTCTCCATAACCTGGATTAGCCTGTAAAATTAACCATCCAAAATATGGAGTGTTATAGAATTGTTGTGAAATTTTATCGGTCCTACTTTTACCTACCTTATACGTCACAAATCTATCTGTACTTTTAGGTGGTAATTTTATACCTGGTACGTTTTTTAACTCACCATTAACCAAAAATTCTTTATATCTATTATAATATATCATATTAAGTTATTGTAATATTAGAAATTATTTTTTTATTGTAACTATTATATACGGTTCCAAGTGCTCTATCTTTAAAAAATTCCGCAACATATGGTATTTCACCATCGTGTTGGTTGAATTTTACTTCATATTTTCTTTGTGCAGCATTAAATTTTTTAATATTTTTTAGTCGTAGTTGTACCGGGCTCTTATCAAAATAATTTTTATACTTTTTTATTTCATAATTAAAGTACTGAGAAACCCTATCTAATAGTTTTCTACTGTAGTCGTGTACTATCGTACTACTAATACCATCTTCATTACTAGTTTTAGCTCTGGTTAATTTTTTAAATAAACTATCTGATTTATAAAGAATTAATTTTTTAGCCTCGTTTTTATAACTTAAGTCATCTATTTTAGTCATAACTTTTTCATCATAAACTAAATTAGAGAAAAATAAGTATTGATTAGGAGAGATAACTCTATTTGGGTAATCGTAATTTACCACATCTTCCCAAGTGCTTACAAAATTTTCTATAACACTAAATCTACTTTTAACATCGGCAGTAAGAGCAGTTAAACTATTAGTTTGTGTATCTGAAGTTAAATTTAAACTAATTAATATTCCCTGACTTCTACCACTCATAAAACCATCGTATTCATTATCAACCAGATTTAATCTATCTGTAGCTCTACCTAATTCAACCAAATATTGACGTAAAGTAAAAATAGTTTTAGTACTTTCTATTCTAGTTTTAGACCATTGTGTTTCTAATTCATCTAATAACGTTTTTTTAATATATTCTTTATCTTGAATACTTGCACTATTAGGTAAGAGTGTCTGGAAGTCCGACGTACCACCAGAAATTTCTAATTTTAAGTTTTCATAATATTCATCATATCTACTTAAAAATCCGTTTGGTATCCCTACGATATCTAGACTATTGTTCACCACAAAACCACCATAATATTTTGTGTATTTATACATTTCTTCTACTACCCCATGATTAAAAGTTAAATATAAATTACTTATTTCACCGTAACTGGTGTCAAAATAAGTTTTACACTCATCAATAAAAGTATTATACAAACCTTTATAGTCAGTTGTACCGGAAATTAATGTTTTAAAGTTTGTACCCATAATTAAGTTATATCTGCTGGTATTTCAGTATTAGTGCTAGCGTCTGTTATCACATCAGTCTCTCCAGCAATATTATTAACGGGTCCTGATATACCACTAATATTTTCTGGTTGGTATATGTAACTGTTGGTTTGTGTGTTTAAAGCCCATATAGGTGTAGATACTGGCCCTAGATTAAGTTGTGTACCGTCAGGTCCTATACTAGTGGATTGTGCAACCGTACCTGAACCACCATCATCAGTGGTATTTGTATTAGTTGAGGTATTGTTTGTAGAAGTACTATTAGAATTGTTAGCTTCTAACTCTGATGGTTCTTCGGTGGTTACGACTTCTGGTTCTGGTGGTGAGATAGTGGATATAGACCTATCATCATAAACTTCTGTATTACCAAAGAAGTTAAATGATAAAGCATTTTGTAATCTACTTACAGGTTCTTTTAATCCTTGACCACCTATAAATTTAAAGTTTAATTGTACAGAAGCTATCATTGGTTGTAACCCTATACCTTCTGGGTTAATATCTAATAAATTTTCATCATAACTTAAAGAAACCGAATCTATAATAATTTTAGAATGGTAAAAATCACCTACTCTTAACACACATACTGGTGGTGGTCCAAAAGCTGTATTATCTACATCTAATTGTTGTTTACCATCTGCAGTAACTGTAGGTATAGTTCTTCCGGGTCTTACACATTGATTTAAAAAAGTTAATCTACTATTTAAACCTTCTGGTGTCATAGAGTGAAATGTTGGATTAAAAAATCTTAAGGTTTGTCTTAAAGAATTATAGACTAAGGGGTCACTTTCTTTTAAAGCCTGGAAGTAGTAGGCTTCATTTAACATAACTTTTCTAATAATTGTTTTAATGTTAGTTTCTACTTCACTAGAACTACTGATTGGTTCAGATTGATTATTTGGTGTACCTTGTTCCACATTTTCAATAGTGGTCGCGTTTGACTCTGCATTTTCTGTATTACCTATTATTATCTCTTCACCTTCTTCTAAACTACCAACTATTATTTCTTCCTCGTTGTTGTTATTTGCTATAGTAGTTGTAGCGTCTGTATTATATTGGTCTGTAACATCCGTTAAAGCTTGTTGTACTTGGTTTGCTGTACTCATAGGTACATTAGGAAATTTTTTAGCTAACTCATATAAATCATATTTTTTACACCCCGCCATAAATGATTCTATTAGAACATCAGCACTCCTATCAAATAAAAACGGTGTTTCTGTTTGTATAATAGCGTTAAGTATGGATGGGTGGTCCACCACAATTTTAAAACCTAAAGTACCAATTCTATCTGTAGAGTTGTAAGTATATATAGGTTCAGTTCTGCCAATAAACTTTGTTGAATTCCAATCCGCAGCGGACGTATCTGTAGTTTGTAAATCATAAGGTGGGAACCACATTATTCTACCACCATTAGGTCCTTTTTCACAAGGTGGTAAATCTTGCAATTCAGGTTGATTTCTCCAAGCTAAATTTTCTATAGAGAACATATATTTTTTAACTGATTCACCTGTAGGCATCGTAGTACTATTATCCCCATAGGTAGGTGCTATATTTAAATTAAATGTATTATCAATAACAGAGTTTTTTCCTGTATCCCATTGTAGACCATCTACTTTTTGTAAATTCATGTAGGTGTTAAATGGTCTATCTTTAGTCCATATTCTACAATATTCAGTACAATTCCAAGCTACATCTCCAGGTCCTGACCAATTGGTAACTCTAGAACCTTTGGATATTGTTTTATATCCGTCATGGAAAATTTTAGAAGTTTGGTCAATCGCGTGACCAGCGTGTTGCCTTCTTGCTTTTCCAAAACCAGGAGCAGAATTTATTAGTCTTTGTGTTTCATCTAATATAGTCCCTCTTTTAAGTGGTATAAATGAAGACCTAGTAGAGTAAAAACTTGGGGGTGCGGTTGTGTCCGCTAAAGATTTATTACCAAACCATGTAAACCCACCTTCTAGACCGCCACCGTCTATATGAGCTTCACCTTGTGGACCTATCTTATACCATGTCCATAGGGAACGACCATCTACAGTTTCAAAAGATTTAGCTACTTCTGAAGGACCATATACCAACGCTTTTTTACTTCTATCAAATTTATCAAGTGGTATAGCATCAAAAGGTGATTGCCAATTATTAGGGTCGTTATCTCTACTACCTAAATAGTAATATGGTGTTGGTGATTGTACTAAACCAGTATTAGAAACTTGTGTATAATCTGGTCTAAAAATATTATAAGTTAGACTTTCAAAAAGATAGGACCTTTGTTCTTCGCCTAAATACTGTATAAAAACATCAGAAGATACTGGTAGTGTTGTGGGGGTATTAGGTAGTTGATTACCTACATTTAAAGCTGTTACAAATGAATTTAATAAAGCTGTAATCTGTCCACTTACAGTATTTTGGTCTATTTGATTTTCAATTAATGAGTTTATACTCGGTGGGGAAACTTGTTTAAAAAATATACCAGGTATATCAGATTCAGGGGTATAAGCTCCTTCTAACCTAGATAAATATGTGTCTTTTTCACCCACTAATTCTCCTGGTGGAGAGGTAATATTAATATTAGCTGAACCACCATCACTTATATCAAACAAAAATTGTGCTTGGTTAAATGCAAGATTATCTTTAAGATAAGGGAAAGATGATTTTATTAATATAGAATCATCTAAAATTTTACTATTAACAGTGGAAATAACACCGTTTATACTATTAACTTCACTTAAAACTTCTATACTAGTATATAAAACATTTGTATGTGTGCCTATTTGTGGTACAAAAGCTTGTGGTGATAATGTCTGGGGGGCAACATACTCTAATTGAGCCCCTTCGGAAATAATGATATTTTCTATACCAAGTGGGTCCCCATATCCTGTAGATGGGCCAAATTTATTAGTTAAAAATAAAGTTTCATCAAAAGGAATTCCGTCAATCCCTGTAATATCTTCAGGAAATGGTACTTCAGGCACAGGACGCATAGGTAAGTCTGAAATAACTATTGACCCTGGTAGTTGGTCACCATTAGGTGGTATAGGATTTCCCCTATTTAAGTAAGAGCCATCTAGATTTTTACCTAGCATAAAATCTCTTAACATTTGCGTACTAGCAAAACTAACGTTAAAATCACCTTGTGCCGCGGGATATCTTATATTCGTATTATTTCCTATAGACATATTAAATCTTTCTTAATAAATAGATTAGATTCCAATTTCTATTATCCTACGGGACCGTTCGCTTGGAATGTTTTATTCAGTAGACTTTGGATGAATCCTGTCCCTTCCATAGCTCTTTCTACTTGTCTAGCACTTAACTTCATGTTTGATAATTGACCATCTAAAGACATACTTAGTGGTTTATCAAATGATACTCTAACATTAATTGTTTCTGTGTTTCTCCCACCCATATTGTTTGTAGTCATCAAGTTAGACATATTGGAGATACGGTTGGTGGTTTCTTGGAATAGATTAGTACCCCCAAGAATTGTATCCTTAGGATTGGTTGCTAGGGATAGGGAACCTTCAGAAAATCTTCTTAAATCACCCCCCGGTCTAATTACAAAATCATTACCATGAGTTGGGTTATCAAGTTCATCTAATTCAGCCATTTTTGTTGGGTCTAAAAAAGCATCTGATTGTACAAATCCTTTTATACCTTGCATTAAGTTCTCATCTATTTTTCCAGAAAGTTCTCCTTGGACTAACTCCTTATTAGCTAATGCTAATTCTTTTGCTGTTATACCAAAAGCTCCGGATGCTGCTGCTTCAGTTAAAATATTTTGTATTTGTGCTACTTCAGCGTTTATAGATTGAGAAATTGTATATTGGTCATCTAAGGTTTTATTCATTTGTTCATCAGAACTTAACTGTTCCATAGATGATTGTTCTTGTATTTTTGATAAAAGACTAGTGTCTTGTCTCATTCTCTCTTCTAAATCATCAAAATTAATAGTTTCATCACCTAGGGTTAGTTGGAACTCACCACCTTCCCCTATATCCGCCATAGACGCTATTAATTCTCTATCTTTTTCGTTTAATCCCGCAAATTGACCTAATTCAGTTATAGCTGCAGTACGTTTTTTGGCTTTAATAGCTGAGTTTGCTAAGTCTTGGAAACTCATCCCCATCGCTTCAGCTTGTGCTTTTAACCTCATCCTTGATTCCGGAGAACCAATTTCAAATTGACCGGTTTCATTATTAAACTGAACTGCGGATTCAGCAGTTTCTACTATAGCATCTTTTAAACCTTCTACATCATTTTGAGCCATATACATTAACTGGAATGGGTCTAACATTTCATTAGCTGCACCTCCAATCATTTGTAATTCAGCAGCTAACTCTACAGCGGCTTCTGGACTATATAATTTATCTGCTAAAGATATAACTTCACCAAAGTTTAATCCAAGTATTTGTGATTCCGCGACCATTTTCGCAAGACCATCAACACCATTTTTAAAACCATAAGTGTTAATTTTCTCAATCTCTTTTGTTACTGCGGGTAAGAATTTAGAGGTTACAGCACCTAAACTTTGTGCACCTTGTATTGCGTCAACCGTAGACTCAGCTGCAGCTTGGGTCCCCATACCTATTTTATCAAATTCAGCGACAAGTTGACCTGCATTTAAACCTTCATATAAAAATTCTAATTTTGTTAAATCTGCGAGTGCAGAAGGTGGTATTGCGATATTTCTTCCCAATTCTTGTACAGTGGAACTTAAAACTTCAAAAGCGTCATTTGCTGTAAGAGCGAATCCTTCAAATTCTTGTGCAGCATAAACAGTAGTAGCTACAAAATCATCCATCAACCCACCACCAACACCAAAGGATTTGACTATATTTTGTCGAATTTCATCCGTTAGTGTTAGGATATCAATTACATCTGCAAAAGCTTCTTGTCTTTTAGTAATAATACCCCCGGTAGCCATTTTACCATACCTATAGATGTCTTCTACAGCCATGTCCATGGCTTTCCTTTCTTTAGCCATGTTTTCCAACATCCCTTTCATCCCTGAACCTATAGTTTCACCACCAGATGAAGTACTCCTATCTAAATTAGTTTTAGAACTTTCGGAATTTACATATGCTCTTAAATCCGCTTCGGTCTCAAACCCATAAAATTCATTACCGTTTACATCAGTATATTTTTTTGGTCCTGCCATAATAAGTCTTTTTATAATAAATAGCTAGAATGTCTATTTTCGTTTGTTTTTAGCTTTTTCAGCCATTTCATTCTTTTTTTCAAACTCTTTTAGGAGCATGTCCAAGTAAAATTTTCTTTCGAAAATAGGTAAATTCATAATGTCACGGTGGCTGAAGTTGAGGTATTTGGATAGGTAGTAAATCTCTTGCAAAAGAGCATTCCTATATGCCGAAGAAAGGACGAAAAAAAGACAAACCAAAAGAAATGGTGAATTTTACTTCTGCTCCTGAAGGTGCGGTAGCAACTCTATTAAGTTCTAAACCAGGTTCAGCGTCTTTAAGAAAACTTCGTATTAATTGTGAGTCTTTTATAGGTAACATTTGGATTTCTCTTGCGATATTCATTTTATCTCTATCACCATCAATTTCCATTAGACACATTTCTAATCTTTTAGTTACAGTAGGTTTTATTTTCATTTCACCATAACTCTTTTCCATATCTTGTAATGCCTTTTCATCTGTAGGTGTTAAAAGACGTAATTTTACTGTTTTTTTGGAAACAAAAAGTTGTAAGGAAAACTCTCCTTTATCATCGGGTTTAATACCTAGTTCTTTTGTTTTTACAACTGAAAGGTCAATAGGGTGTTTAAACTCTTTCCCAGTAGATGGGTCAGTCAAAGTAAATTCGTATGTAGTGCCAAAAGCTGTATTTCTTAAAAAGATAAAAACAGCTTGTTTATCACACTCTGCGAGTTCTGTTGGGTCTATGTCTTTATCTAAAATTTTAGACCTTAGCAACGTGTCCATCACCTCACCTGAATTTATTAGACCTGGAGAAGTTAATATGTTTTCATCTACCGCTGTTAAATAACTTACTTTTAAAGCTTTTTTCTTATTTTTGTAGAAAATTCCTTTTGACGGTAACTCTATAAGGTCATAAGGTATTTGAGGTTCCATGTGTGAATGTGACGGGTTTTCCATTTTTATTTGTCTATAAAATTTATATTACTATTTCTAATAATATACAATATAAGTATTAAGTGAATAAAAATTTAAGAATTTTATATAAATAGCAAATAAAAATCCCCAATAAAGGGGATTAGTATTTTTTAAAGTAGAATATAAGTTAGTAAACTAACACACATCTATCAGGTCTTAGCGTAGCCGATATATTCGCTAATCCTTCATCACTGTATGATAAGTCGTTGAAGTTCACGTCAGTTAAGAATGTCCCTTGTAAAATCCATTTTTCCACAACTACACCCGTCGGGTCTAACATTTCTAAATCAATATTCTTTTTATATCCTGCTGCGTAACCCATTCTTCCTGTTACAGATTCAGCATGTAATCTAACCCATTCCATCAATGCTTGAGCTGCTGATGGACCAATAGGGTCTCTAAATGTCACATTGATTGTGTTCCACACAAATCTACCAGCAACATATGTTGATGTGTTAAGGAATGGTATCTCCACTGAATTAATTGTAACTTGTGGTCTAGAAGTACTTTCTACGTACCATTCATTAATGCCTAAAGATGAATCGAATCTTAGGACGAACCTATTCTTTTTCTTCGGTTCATACGGTACAGGCATTTTCATTAATAAATCGGCCATTTTTCTATTTTTTTTCTTGTTCTTTTATTTGTTAATAAATATCTCTTAAATGAAATATTGACTTATACATATATAAATATACAGTTATAGTAAAATGTGAGCATGCTAGCTTTTTTCTACAACTATTCTATTTAAACCTTTATCTGATGTATCATATATAATAAAATCAACTTCAGGATATCTATCATTTAATTCTTCTTCTATATATTCTATAACAGCTTCTATATTTTTTTTATCATCATCACTAAAACCTATGGTTAATCTACCATATTGATTATTAGTTAACTTACTAGCTCCGTCTACAACTCGTTTAACATAATCGTTTAGAGCTATTTTTTTACCTATTTCAGGATATTGAGCAGACGCTTTGTTTGGGTGTTTACTTAAAAATTCATCAGAAGAGACAGGCATATAGTTATTTTCACCCAAATAGAACTCTATAATATCATAATCAGTAAGATTTTTTTTAGATGGGTATTTCATTCTAATATTTTCTACCATTTTGTCTTTTTCTTCTTCGGAAAAAGACATGTCGATAATAATTTTAACCCCTTCTTTTAGTGTGATAGGTGAATTTCCTCTAGCTGTTATAATCGAGAATGGACTAACACTAATTAAAGACTCTTTAAATTTTAAAAAACTAG